TTACACCAAACGACGTTCATAGGGATCACTGCTGATTCCCTTTTTTAGGATTTGTTTGGCCCATTCCTGGGCGCAAAAGAGGGAATGGTCCTTATAGTTGCCGCATTCCTTTTCCTTTGTTCCCGGCACGTCTTCCCATTTTGTCGTTACAATAAGTTCCAACGCTTCCTTGAGGGCTTTTGCCACGTCCCTGGGATCATGGTGGCCCCAGCACAGGAGATGGAAACCTGTGCGGCAGCCAAAGGGAGAGCAGTCAAGATATCCTTTGATGCGAGGGCGTAGATAAAGGGCCAAAAGATGCTCTAAGGTATGCATGCCCCCTGTAGGGATTTCTTCTTTGTTTGGCTGGGCCAGGCGGACATCAAAATTGGAGACAATATCGCCGTGTTCCCCTTGTTCTTCCCCAATGAGACGTACATAGGGGGCAATGACCTTTGTATGGTCAAGGGTAAAGCTTTCGATGATAACTTTTTCCATGATTGTTCCTTTCCGCGTTATCGCATGACAGCAAAAGTCGTACATAAATCAAAACTCCCCACCCTCTTTGAGGATAGGGAGCTTACAGTTGAAGTGGTGAACTTACCCATACCACATACGAACCTCACCGTACTGGTATCACAGGACTTTTTTACAGTCCGGATCCGGCGGGAAGTCGCATAAAAATAAGGGCATAGCACAAGTAACAGCTATGCCCTTTATTATATCATCAATCTTCGGTTTTATACACCCTTGGCGGTCTCTTCTTTTGCATTCTCCGCCGTTGCTTTCGTCAGCACGGTCTTTACCACAAACACCAGCCCTTCCATGACCAGCGGCAGAACGATGCCATCACGGACGCGGCACCAGCCGGATTCCTGAGGAGCCTGTGCCTTCACCTTTTCAGAAAAGCCATCTACGGCATTTTCAATGATTGGCATAACTTGTTCCAGCAGAGTGTTGGTGACCTGGTCTTTCAGTTCATCGGTCACGACATCGACATTCAGCGCATCAACAATATTGTCTCTCACATCAGTCCATTTGCTCATGATTTAATCTCCTTTCGCTGTCAAAAAAATAGCCGATATTTTGGCATGTCATTTTTTCCATGTGGCCCGATACCAGTTAGCCTTGCCGCGCAGCACGTCGCCGCCACGGCTGCCGTCCGTCGCCCAAGGATTAAAGGACGGACTCTCAGGCGTGCCAAGATATTCCAAGTCCCACCGCTCACAGGTGGTCCTAGGCCCGTACGGCTCGTGGCAGGCAATCCCGTCCTCGTTGTCTGCCGCTTCCCCATGTGTCATGACATGGGGCTTGTCGATGGTAAGCCACAGTCCGTCCGCAAGGGCTGCCGCGACCTGGGCCAGCGTCTCAATCTGGACGGCCGTTGGGGCGTAGTCGCCTAAGTCGTCGCTGGTGGCGTTGTAGGCGCAGTCAAGGGCAACGCCGATAGCTCCGGAGTTCCGCCGCCACGTGTGGGCCAGCGTCTCCGTTAGGTCTGCCATCAACATGATCTTGCCATTGCCGTGGATACAGACGTGGTAGTCGTCAAAGTCTGCTTCGTACCGTCCTGCGGTCCAGTGCAGGTATATTTTCGGGTCACGTCCCATCTGTCTGGCCTGCTCAAAAAGTTCGTTCCGGGCTGCGTCTGCCAGCTGCTTCAGCTCGTCAACTGTTACTATTTTTGCCATTAGTTCCGTTCCCTCCTTTGATGGTCCCGCCGATATAGCCTAAGAGGCCAGTCACGATGGACATGGCTAAGTTGTCCATATGGCTGAGGACGGCCATGATGAGGCTCACCGAGAGGGCCAGGATGACCAAAATATTTTCAACGTCGATTTTTTCAAATTCAAACATTTGCTAACGCCTCTCACTCATATGGAGCACGTCCTCGTGCTTGGCCTGCATGACGCCATTTTCCGCAAGGCGCTCATACACGCCGTACATCTCCTGCCAGATGAGCTTTTCCTCGACCGTCGGGGGCGCGCTTTGAAAACGGCAGTACATATCGTTGAGGGACGCCCGCAGGATGAGCTGCATCCCCTTACGCACGGCCTTGAGGCCCGTCACATAGGCCACACAGTACCCGGCTAGCCCGCCGATGGCAAGACTAATGAGCGTGTGTGACCCCTCCATCAAAAGATCGCTCATTCTTTGCTCGCTCCTTCGTCCTTAGCTTTCTTTTCGCCGACATAAGCGATACATCTTTCGTTGCTGCAGCTGCCATCGGACTTTAGCTCGCTCCCACAGTACTGACAATATTTTTTCCGTTTCCAAAAACTCATTTTACCGTCACTCCTTCCACCGCTTCTTTGTAAGCCGCTGTCATAGCTTTATAATCTTGCTGGATACTGGACACTGCGTCGGAATTTCCGGCAAGTGTAGCTGCTTGCAGTGCGGTCAGCATCTCCGTCTTGTTAGCCTCGTACTCAGCGGCAAGAGATGCCTTTTCTGCGGCAGCCTTTTCTTCTGCGGTCGGTTCCGGCGGGACGTAGTCAACGGGACGGCCCGTCTTGCTGTCTCGGACCTTGCCGTCGAGGTAGGCGATAAAGTCGTCGGACGTGATGATGTCGACCACCGCAGCGCTTGCTGCACAAGCTTTGACCTCGTCCAATAGGGCCGCCCGCTGTTTGGGATTTTTTAGCGGGTTAAAGTCACAGATTTTGGTTGCTACACGCTTTCCCGTGGCGTCAAACGCCGCGGCGTAGTAAGATACATTAGTTGCTGTCATGTTTTTTACCCTCTTTCGTGAAAGGATGATGAAAAAATGAGAAAACCCAATGGGTATGGGAGTATCAAGCATCTATCGGGCCGCAGACGACGGCCCTTTGTTTTTGTAGTGAGTGAAGCTGGACGTCAGCGACCGGTTGAATATTTTGTGACCCAAACAGAGGCTGAGATATTTGCCGCTGATTACCCAAACGCCGCTCATATCAGGGTTTGAAGATTCAAGAGTGATTTTGATGCCGGATTGCTGAAGCTGTTGTATTTTGACGGAACGAAAGCTATCTGCGATTGTAGATGAACCAACCAGCGTGGCCATTGAAGCAAGGCAATCCATTTTAAAGCTAACTGGCAAAGCAACCTGCCATTGCTGCTTTGTGGACTCCGTTCTTATCCACTGTTTAAGCGCCTACGGCATACCAATCAGCATCTTTGGCGGTGCCGTCGCCGACGACGGTTAAGGTAAACCGAGTTAAAGAAACGTCGCTTGGCTTTGTTTGATAAAAATCCCTCCCCTCATGCTGGGTTAAAATGCGAGGGGTGAGCAAATTGAAAGCGACTGGGTAGTAAACATCACCTTGATATCCATGTCCCCACTGTATAATTAGCCCGCCGAAAAAGGAGCCCAGGCAAACATACCCATTTTGTGCGATATTGTACTTCACTCCGGATGCCGTCAGCACCATCTTGAGAAGCTGCCCGAACCAGCTACCTGTTTCAAGCGCCGTAATGGCTGTGATGGCCGTAGTGAGGGCCAGCTTTTTGATGATGTCATCACCGAGTGTTGCGATTTTCTCAAACAGCTTAAACCGGTTTTCGTGAGCAGCGTCTGATTCGTCGTGCCCCTTCAGCGCCTTTCCTCCGGATTCATCTAATTCTTGAGCCTTTGCGTCGATTGCGTCCATATTGGCATTGATATCAGCAATGTCAGCAGCATCGTTGTAATCCGGCTTAATCAAATTTAAAAAAGCAGTTCTCAGTGCCATTGATTTTCCTCCTATTCAACATCTTTAATCATCGAGTCTTTCCAAGTCCTCGACTTCATATAAGCCCAGTCATGGCGCATAGCATAGTTTTCTGCCCATTCGATTCCTTGTTCTTCCTCCCAAGTTCTATCCTTCAAATTTTTCCAAAATAGTGGATAGTAATAATTCCGCCAGACGTTGTAGTCATAGCGGAATTTATAATCAATATGGGCAGGTTTGATTTGGTCGACAGCTTCGACAAGATCGCCAGTATAAGGCGCCGGCTCCAAATAATGCCGAAATGCATATGTAATCGTCGCGTCTCCATCATATTCGGCTTTGCAGTCTCCTTTGTAGATCCCATCGCAAATCTGCTGGATGACCGTCATCGACGCAAATCTCTTTGCTAGCCAGGTAGACTGGATATTTGCCCTCCGAGCATCCAATGTTGCGTCTTTGCCAGGCTTAAGCCCCAAGTCTTTTTCCAAGACGCTGCAGCCATTTTCATCCAGACGGTCAAAAAATATGTTGTTGTAGTCCTGGTCTAATTTTTCATTCGTGCTTTCCATATCTGCATCAATGGCAGCATAAAGCGCTTTAACCCATGGGTCCTTCCGATACCACGGATGCAGAGCGCGCAACATGATTTGATCAAGCATAGATAACATCCCCTAACACCGCGACCGCTTCTTTCGGAATGACGAGATTCGAGGTTCCTCCATTGACCATCAGCTCACTGTAATCAAGCACACCAACTGTTCCGATGATTGCAGCGCCAATACGAGCATAGCTGATATAATCCGTTTCGGACTCAGTCGTGGCGAATGCCTGAGACTTAATGTACTGCTCAATCGCAGCCGTGATATTTTGTTTGATTTCCTCTAAGTCTTCAGATACAGATACAGATACAGATACAGATACAGATACAGATACAGATACAGATACAATATCGGCAGCCTTCACTGTACAGACTGCGCCGACTGGAGCTTGACCATCACCACGCCCTGTTTGCCCTGGGTCGATATAATCCTGCACTGCCTTAACAAGATTTTCCGATGCCGGTTTGTTGTCATTACCGATGATTACGACCTTAACAGTATTCTTCCCAGCCCAATGCGGGAAAACGCGGGCATTCCCGACGCCATCCACGGCCTTCGCCCATGCCAGATAATGATATTTGTTGCCGCACGTTGCAGGAATCTGAAGTTTTTCGTAGTAGCGCTTCCGAAATTCATCATCGGTTTCGGCAGCATATCCGCCTTCAGCCGGCGCCGGATTCGTAACGGCACCGATGCCGTTAATTGTAACGGGCATCTTAACAATCGTGTCTGCTGCGACATTTCCCTCTGTCCCTGGGCTGAGTGCCTTAACAATCACGGTATCACCCTGGGCAACTGTTTTAGTTTCGGCAGCAGCAAATTGCACCCCGTCTTCGGTTTCAAAAAGATCTCCTCGGATGATTCGACCCGTGCCAGCAATGATTTTTACAGTTGCTGTCGCACTAACCGCGGCGTTGCGCATGATTCCGACTCGTTGCATGCACCAATCATCTAATTCAGGACCTTCTAGATTATCAACGTTCTGTTTCTCCTCGATTAGGAAGGCTTTTTTCCACAACTGATACTGCCCGAAAGAAACTCCGCGCGTAATGTCGTAGGTTGGGAATCCTTCAGTTTTTTGATAGTCGTCCGACACACCTTTCAGAATCGTATTGTGAATTTGGTTAATCGTATACATTCTCATTCACCTCAATTTCCGTTCCGTCATGCATCACTGCGGTGAAGCTGAAAATGCCTGTCTGTCCGGAAAATGTCCAATCCTTCGTTTCCTTCACGACAGGGCATGTTTTCAGCAGGTCATCAGATATTTGTCGTTTGATCGTTGCAATAGCGACTGAGCGCGGCAGTCGATAGCCAACCAATCCGTTGGTGTCGACCCCAAAATATCTGTCGTAAATTGCATATTTGTTTTTAACCGTATTAATGAACAACCTGATATGCTGCTGAATGCTCTCTGTCAGCGTGCATTCACGGTTAAATCCTGAATTAAAGATGAATCGTCTCTTTCTCCAATCAAAATAGGGGCTTCGACCTAATGTCGTTGCCCCTATTGTTGCTTTAACGGTCGACGTTTCCATTGATGCAACCGCCAAATCATTTAAATCAATGTCAGATGGAAACATTGCTCCACCTCCTTACACGATGATATCAACGATGAAGAACCGTTGATTGTCTGTTGTAGGCGCTACCATCACACGGTTCCCTGGCTGCCAGTCATCAATGGGATGCAGCGTGACATGCCCGTTCGCTGAGTTGGATGTTGAGTAGCTGCTGCCACCGTGAGAAAACCCGCCGGAACATGGCCCCGTCGTCAAATTCCCGTTTTGAGATTCCTGGTCAATCGTAAAGTCGCTTGAGCGTTGCAGAATATGCCGGCAGATGTATCCGTTACGTTTGTCAATAATATAAGCGCCATCTTGGATTGATATCTTCCAGTCATCTCCTATCTGCAGAATCACCCCAATGCAATTAGAAATAGGCTTCGGATTGTCCCGCTTCTTAAATTGATTAGCAATGTCTTGAGCCCATGTATCAGCCATTTTCTACCACTCCTTCTGCATTGTCCTTTGTTGACTGAATTTCAAGCGTCATGAAGTGATTGAGATTGTCGTATGTGTGATAAGCAGATAGAACTAAAAAATCTCCGACTAGACCGAGTTCCGCACTATTAAAGCTCAAGACGCGCCCAGACCGCACTTCATCAGATCCGAAAAGCTTCAGCCGTTTGCTGATTTTCTTTCTGCAGAGCTCCTTCAGCTTTTGGTTCGCAATCTTCTGAGCATCTGCTTTTTTCTTGTCAGTTACGTTCTCGTAATGAACGACTTCGCCGTATACCCTTGCTGCGTCCTTGTTTTCGGCAGTTGCGATAACAGCGGCATCTTTTTCGTGACCGGATGTGATAACGACCTTGGTCACAATGTCTTTGACGCTGCTTTCCGCGGTGTAGTCTCCGATGACGTCTGTCACATCAAAAGGCGTCTCATTCGGAGCAATTTGGTATGTTGCCTTTACCTTCAGCTCATCCCGCTTCGTGATGCAGAGCTTATCCATCCTGACTTCCATCCGGTATTCAACCCCTGTCGCAGCAGTTTCCTGTGCAATGATATCCTTCAAGGCCTTGGAAATATCGTCCCCGTTGTAGATCTTATTAATCACTGTATTCATTTCCGCAAGTTCTCCGATTTGGATGCCCTTGCTGTCACAAATCCTTCTGATGCCGTCTGATGCCGTACAATCAATTAGCTGCACGAACACCTGATCCTTGTTCAAAAACCAAGCGTAGTCATATGCCTTGTATTTAAACTTTGATAGTCCTTCTTGAGATTCTTCCTCGATGATTCCAGTGAAAACAGTAACTCCGTTGTTTTCAAAGCAAATCTTTCCGCCGAACTCCAAAAGGTTTCCCTGGTAATTACCGTCCAATGGATTCTCGATCAAGTCAAACGTAAACTCCTCGCCCAGTTGGTCAATCTGATCACTCCGTGAATAGTTGCTTGTTATTGCCGTGATATCTTTAGTCATGCCACCATAGGAGTAAGTCAGTTTAAAATCATTCATTCAATCACTCCTTCGGCTGCTTGATCATCAGCAATATTCACCGACGGTTTCTTATATTCGCGGAAGTCAATCTGGAACTTTATGTCATTATTCCTTTCTTGGTGATATGTGAAATTATCGATCGTGCAAAGCATGTCTAGCTTCACCGCCCCAATCGTTTCGACGAACATCAAGCGGAAAACGACTCCTTGCCGGCGCCATTTTTCTATCCAGTTGACGTAATCCCAGCCATTCCTGAATGTTGCCCCTGCTCTGATGAAGGAGTAGTTTTTACTGACAGGGAAGATGCTGGAGAATGAGAGCGTGCGAAGCTTAGGAGCTCCAATCACATTGATGTCTCCCGTGACAGAGGCAAACGTATCGTTCGCCTGTGGACTATTGACTTCAGGCAGGTCCCCCGGAATAACTGGGAAGATGATACTGTCTCCAATATTGTCGACCTTCAGTACGATATTAATTCTAGAGCGCAGGACAGAAGTGAGGTCAGAATATGCTGCGCCGGTATACTGCCTCAAGATGTCCATCAAGATACTCATGCCCTCACCTCCTAGCTATTATCAATGGCATCGCGGACCTTTTTCGCGATATACTCGCCCGTCTGCCGCATATACTCTCTATTTCCAATGACGTTCCCTTGGACCGTTAGATTAACCGTTACGCTTCGCCCACCGCCACCATTATTAACGAGCTGCAGAAGTTCTTGATGCGGCATGATCTGGCTGCCAGACGGTAGCGTGATAAGTTCGCCGCCGTTTTCGTTGACGTAGGTCGGCCCACCTCTAAAAAACGGCGTTCCAAGGGCATTATGATCCGGACTATCTCCAGCTCCTCCGCCTCCGCCGAACGATGGGAACTTAATGGAGCTGATTTTAGAAGCGATCCTATCGATTATATCAAGGATGAAGTTGAGTGGAGCCATTGCAATATCTTTTAGCCCTGTGAATATTCCAGAAAAGATTTCAACGATATTAGTCCAAGCGCCCTCCCAGTTCCCGGTGAAGACATTCACGATAAAGTCAATGACACTAGCGCTGATATTGATCACATCGCTCAAAACAACGCCAATGACATCAACGGCAGCTCCAACAATGGCGGTAATCAACGCCCATTGTGCCTCCATTACTGGAGCAAGGACACCCGCAACGATTTCAGCTAACTCAAGGAGTCTTGCGCCGAACTGATTCACCGCATTCCGAAAAGGCTCACTCTGCGTATAGAGTGTGTAGAAGGCAACGGCCAAAACGCCGATTGCAGCCGCAACCAAGCCAATGGGATTAAGCATTGATGCAAATTGTAAAAGTCCGCCGGCTGCCTTGATGCCTGTGAATAGTTTTTGCAGCGTCGTGACCTTGCCAATAATACCGTTGATAACGTTAAAGGCAGCAAACCCCGTCGCGATTCCCGCAATAATTGGTCCAACATTTTTGACCAGCTCCATAAAATCTTGGAAATGCGTCACTAGAAATTCAATGCCGCTTGCAATGCTTTCTACGATGCCAGGCAATTGCGCAGCAAGATTTGTTGCGAACTGCTGGATTGTCGGCAGCATTTTCTCAAACTTCTCGGTCAATGAATCAAGGACAGGCTCCAGAGCCTTTCCCAGTGGCGTGGTTAGGACAGCGAAAGCGTTCATAAGCTTCGTCTGCATTTTAACGAGCTTTTTCCCGACCTCTTCCTGCATATCGCCGTAATCGTTCATGATGGCAGCTGCCTGACCGGCGTCGGTCTTCCTCATGGCTTCATTGACGCCACCAACGTTTTGAGCAAGGACTTCCGCAATCATGGCAGCACGTTCATCCGCCGTTCCAACCTTGATTATTTCCTTTTGATAGTCATCAAGAGAAATGCCCACACGCTGCAGAGCGCCAACGTTGCCCATCATAACCTTACCAATCATATTTGCGACGTTCACAGCGTCTTCCTGCGTCGCGTTTAACCCTTTTTGATTGACAAGTAGGTCTAGCATACCACCGGACACTTTTTTAATCTGTTCCTCAGTCATCTGGAACGTTCCTAGCTGTGCCATGCCGGCAATGGTTACTTCGTCTCCTATGACGCCGACCGTTTGCAGCTGAGATGCGTAATTCTGAAGGGATTTAGCCGCTTTTTCGGCAGCACCCGCTCCTTGTACCTGGATATCCTTTACGTTTCCAAGGATTGTCACTAGTTTTGTTTCTGCAGCAATTTGAGCATTTGCCTTTTCGATAGATTCCTCGGCAAAGGACTTGATGCCAGCGATAGCAAGTCCAGTTCCAATCGCTGCCAGTCCAGCTCCAAATTTTGCAACGGAGTCAGCCAAGGAAAGGAACTTTTGATTCGCTCCGCCCGCAAAGGAATTAACCATATTGGTTGCATTTTTAATTTGTCTCGTTGTCTTTTTGGTTTCGGCAGTCATTTTCCTGAGCGGCTGCGAAAATTTGTCGACTAGCGTCAAAAGGACGTTAATACCTCTGGCCATGCTTATCCTCCTTTCCCTGGCATATTGTTCAAAACTTTTTGCTGTTCCCCTGCCACCATATCTGCATGCAGTTTAAAAAACTCCCATTCCAGAGGAGTCAGCGATTCCAATTCCCTAATACTGTGGCCGCGCTCAATATAATAGCGGATGATGATGAGGTCGCGGTCCACATTCATCAGTTTTTTAGTTGATCCGTTCCGGCCCCGTTCATGTAGAATTTTGACAAGATTGCCTGCCCAAAATTAACAATCCCCTCGATGTTGTCGCCGAAAATAAGTGGTACGACATCATACGGCTCAACCACGCCAGCACGCAGTTTATCGTCATGCAGCAAGGGAACACTGTCGTAAATCAATTGCACAATAGCTTCGTAGTTGTCCTTGAGTTCTCGGCTCCCTTCAGACAGGGCATTTGCAACATCCAAAACCTTGTCGATTGGTAGCTTCTGGACCATAAAGGTCATGCCAATCTCAGGCGCCTCAATCGGAAAAAAGGAATTTCTGTCATTTTCGCTCTGCAGTTTTCTGCGGAGCAGTTCATCTAAGGTTGCTTTCATGTTTTCCTCCGGTCAAAAAGAAAAGCGGGTTTCCCCGCTTTCAATCAAATTTAGTTAAAGTCGTTCATAGTGTCCGTAGTTTCGTACCCGCCGGCACGGAAGGGAATGGACTCTTCCCAGACCTTCGCGTTCTCAAAAGAAGCCATATTGAATTCGTCGAACGTCACATTATTGAGCCTGACGCGCTCCATGCCGGTGACGCTCGGATCCGAAATCTTCGAGACCAGGTTGATTTCCGGCATATCCATTGATGTAATCCCATCGTCAAGCAACTTCAAAACAGCGGAATCCACCTTGTGAAGGACCATGGTCCCTTCGATGGTGGCTCCTACATAGCGCCGTTGCTTGATGGTATTGCCGTTTTCGTCTATGTCTTCGTATTCGAGCTTGACTTTGCACTCAAAGCTCTTGACGTTAGCAAGGAGCTTATCATTCATCCAGAGCCGCCCATTGGTGCCCCGAATAATTTTATTGGTTACTCCTTTATTCATTCTTCATCCCTCCTTATTCCATTGCGATAACAAATTTAAGATCTTCGATAGCATCAAGAATCTTCACCGTTGCCGCCAGAAAAATAGTCGTCTTAAACGCCATGCTGCGGACCTTTTCTTCCGTCCAGTCGACAGCTTCGCTCTTACCAACAGAAAGCCACGCATTTCGCTGAGCTTCTACGTCGATAAAAGCCTGATTTCCTTTCGTTCCGGCAATGTCATTGCCGGAGTAATCAGGGTCCATGATTTCTTCTTTTGCAAGCTCGTTGAAGTAAGCATTAACGGAATCAATAAAGAGCTTCTGATTCGCAAGGTAGTTTTTATATTTGCCCTGATATTTCTGCTTGAAAGTTGTCGCAATATCCTCAATAACAAGGTTCATGGATTCCACGATAATGATATGGCTCATATCTTCAGTGTCGGTGCTTGTAAACGTCGTCAAGCTGTTCACACCTTTAGCGATTTTAACTTCATCATCGTCAACAATCAGGACGAAATAGCCTTTGTCAATCCACTCGTCAGTACTGACTTCATCGGTTTCGATGTCTGCAACATCGGCAAGATCCTCGAGGACGTAAGACGTGCAGGACCGATTCATCGGAAGGTTCGCCAGCAAAGCGCAGAGGCGCGGCAGATATTCATTCATCGGCACAACGACATTGCTCTTTATGCCTTTTGCGTCCGTTTGAATTTCCGTGACCGTAGGATTCTTTGCATTGATGACGTATTTAGAATCCGCTGTTGTCGCATCGAATACAATGGCAACAGTATGCTTCATTTTGCCTTTCTTTGTTTCGTTGTAATCAACGACGTAGCTGGCAAGGGTCTGCTGTTCGCCTGGATCAGTCGTGCAGACGTAATTGTATTTGCATTTAGCCAGGACCTTCAGGGCGTCCTTGAAATCTCCTTCAGTTGGCAGACTAATGACGATCACCTTGTTCACTGCGACAAGAAAGCAGCGTTCGATGACCCGCAGATTTTCTGCAGTATAGGCTTTAGAACTCACATCCATGGAAGCGCGATATACTTTTTTGGTAATCGCATCGCTCCCGAGTGTATCATCACGAATGATGATGGCTGCGACACCACGTTCAGACCGTTTAATGGCAGAACGGGCTAATTGCTTAAAAATAACTTCAATTGTCGGTAATCCCATTTCGTTCACTCCTTATCTAAATCTTCTTTTTTGTAAACGGCATCTTTCTCATCATCGACCACATTCCCAGAACTCCGTCCCAAATCAGTTGACGGCCTGACATTCGGGGTAAATTCGATCTCCGTGATGTAATCGGCGTCTGGCAGTCTATCATCATCTTGGACGAGCAGGACCGTGAAAGCAATTTGGAGGGCTTTGTCACGCTGACTGATTTCAGCGTGCAGATCATCGTTCGCCTGGACGACGAATCCATACGTGGCATCCGTTTCGTCGTCACTCAAGCGCGTCGTATCCTGCAGCAACCTAATCAGATCATCCCGTTTGTGCAGCAGGTCGATGTAGCCTTGTCGAGTGCTGGTCGCGAAATAATACAGACGCAGATCTAAGGCATCTTGATAGTATGTCCCTACACGTCTTGTCTCAACGTCGTCCAGGTCGATAAAAAAGCACGGACGTTCAAAGCCTTCAGTGATATCTCTATTTGTAACTTCAATCTGCGGGTAAGCGGCATTCAGCAGCTTGGTGATTCGTTTAATTACATCAATCGGAGAAATCACAAAAAATCACCTTCTTCCAGGAGCTTATCGACATAAGCTTCGGCCATGTCTTCAAATTCACTCCGGAAAGCCTTCTCAGCACTGGCCATTGTATGCCGCCCTTTAACCATGCGTTCGGTCTTCACAGCCTGCTTCTCGCCAGGCAAATGCCGCCAAAGGACATGTCCATGTTCGAACAGATGAGCATGCGGGGCCTTATTGATGACGCGCACAGAGAATTCGGTTGCTCCATAAATATAGGGCCGCCCTCTGGACAGCCCTTTAACAAGATTCCCTGATTTTGAATGTTTGATTTCCGATCGATACGCAGCCCGTGCAGTTGCCCGCATCCGATTCCCAGCACGCCCCATAAACGCCTTCGTTTTTCTCGGGAACTTATCTTTAGCGAGATTCAGGAAGTCGTCACTCAGCTTCGTAAACTCTTTTAAGTCAAAATGGATTTCCATCACTGAATCACTCCTTCCGCGAAAATTTCTAAACGCTCATGGTTTGCGTACGGGTCCAGCAGGTAAACAATATCAAATCGCTGCCCGCCGTACATGATATACATATCTGTTGTCAGGTCAGGTCGATAGCGAATCACGAATTTGTGCGTCACTCGCGTCAGAACCGTATCAGCAGCACGTCCTTGGAGCATGTTTCCCGTCTGGGGGATAATGGCGGCAGGAACCTCGTCAACCAGTTCTGCTGCAATATCATGCTGTCCAAGATCATTTTCCGGTCCTTGCATAGTTCGAAAGATTTCAATCTTCCTGTTGAGCATACTGGCAAGATTAGCAGCTTGCTTCCTGTACATAGTGTGGGCCTCCTTCCAGTCCAGTATAAGAGTGCTGGTCTAGAATCGACCGAACGGTCGGATTGACCTCAGCATTTTGCACCGTAAACTGTCTGACATCAAAAAGATCAGCAACAAGCGCCATGACTGCAAGAGTAATGTCTTCATAGTCATCCAACTGAGTATCGGTTAAACCGGTATAAGCCTTGACGTATGAAACGGCAGCAGCAAGCATCGGTTTTAGCATCGTGGCGGCGCTGCCGTCTGCTCTGACGTACTCCTGAAGGAATTCAACTGTCAGTTCCGACACTTTCATACGTCATCAAGCCTCCTTCGCAACGGTCTTCTTTCTGGAAGGCTTCTTTTTCGGTACCTCTTCTACAGGTTCAGGAATATCCGGTTCAGGAACATCCGGCTCGGTTTCTTTTTCGGATGCTGCTTCTTTTGTCACAACTTCCTCTTCAGATACGGCGAAACCGGCTCGAATTAAATCGCGGCCGGTTTCTTCAGTAACATCCCTGACTTCGCCAGGGATCATGGTTATTGTTCCCGAAAAGCTGCATAATGCTTTGATTAACATAAGGACTCACCTCCTCATGCGTGCATGGTGAGCTTTGCGACCTTTTGTTCTTCCACGATTTTGCTGTCAAATTCGCCCCAGGCAATGACGCCGTAAACGTGTTCGTCAGCATATCTTTCTTTCAGAACCTGGACACTGATGCCTTCAGTAATCTTGACGTAGAGACCGGAGAAATCGCCGTAATAGATGACAGCCTTACCGGCCGCCATCTCAGGCATGGCATCGGACACATATACAGGTCTCCCGAGCAGCGTCCAGCTAAATCCATTAGTAAGGTCGCGGTTAAGCAGATATTCCCCGTCTGCATTTTTGAGTTTGCGGATAGCCTTGAAGGTCCCGTTACTCATGATCCATGCAGCATCCTTCTGGAAACGCTGCTGCACTGCAGCCTGAAGGTCAATGAGCTCATCAACCGTGATGACAGACGTCGCTGCAGCAACCACACCCTGGCTGCAAGAGGCAAGACCTGTCATTTTACCGTCCGTGCCGGCAAGCAATTCTTTTTCAAGGAATTCTGCCATAGCTTCCGCGATTTTAGTAACGACATAGCTAGTCAGGTCAAAGCTAACATTGTTGATGAGAGAAACGGAGACCTTCGTCAGAGCGCCAACAAGATATCCCTTCAGCGTGATTCCCTTAAAAGAGCCGGATTTAGACGTCAGCGCTGTGAACTCTTCAGCATAAGTCGCGACAGGCCCCGTCGTATCGTCATAAGACGGGAAGACAAGATCTCCCTTGACATTGAACTTGGTAGCCAAGGCATAGATTGGGCAGATGTCTTTAAGGGTTTCGATGATTTTATTTGCAATGGTGTTAGGCATGACAACACCATTGTCGGTTTTTGTCATGCCCCCGTCGCGGAGTTCTTCGAGATTTCCGCGAATATAAGCAGCAAAAGATCGAGCTTCAATTTCTGCAGCAGATTTCTGTTCCGGAGTCGGCTCAATCTTACCAAGACATTCATTTGCTCTCAGCTTTTCAATGGTCGCGTCAATAGAACGGATTTCTTCAGTGACAGCATCAAAGTCTTTGTTTTCTTCTTCTGTCATGGCACGAGTTTCGGCCTCGGCCTTCTTCACGATAGCATCCAGTTTGTCGACCAGACTGTTACGTTTTTCAATCAATTCTTTAATGAACATTTATTTTTCCTCCTCATTTCTTGCCTAAAGATAAGATGACGACTTCTCTTTTTCTCCGCTCCAACGCCCTAAAGATATCATTCACGGAATCCGTCTTGTCGTCTTCGACTCGGATTTCCTTCAGCACGGCTTTTTCGTCGCGCGTGTTGATTGAAGTAGCGTAATAAGCTGGTGTCACGTCAAGGATGGAGACTTCGCCCAAACTGATATCAGTCAGCTCCCGGACGCGTCCATTCTCAGGATCTTCCTTCCAGGTCTCTCCGTTTGGATTGATGTAAAAGGCAAAGGACCAACCAGACAGCATCCCGTCACGGGCCTCCTGTACAATTTCGGAATCGTTCACGATTGCCCTGGCGTAAAGCCCGATATTGTCTTCCTTGAGCTCTAAAGTCCCATTTGCCATTCCTCCCAAAGGCCTCAAATGGTTGAACCAAAGTTCGATGTTCGGATTGGACGCAATTGCCTTTGCAAATGTACCTGTTTTGACGACTTCTCTAAATGTTTCACCGTTGAAGTCCTTCAGTGGTCTGGAAAGACGTTCGACGGCGTTGACATAACCCTCGATGATGGCAGTATTATCACTGCGGATTTCCACCTTCATCCCATTCACCTCCTTTCGTTGGCGGTTTAATCGGCGGCTCCGGTGCATCATTGATATTAGCTTTGATGCCCGTGTTTGGTGTATAGATTTCTCCCGTTTCCGGCTTGTAGAGGACCGCATCAAGCCCTAATTTGATGTAGTCCATACCGACAGGCAGCATGTTTTCCTTTACGCGAATATCATCGACCGTTAGCCAGGAGTTTTTAAGACCAATTTCGTAGCATTGATAGCGCGTCATTGTATCCGCCTCAGTAATCGCGCTGCTGTCTAGGACAAAGAAGAGCTTTCCTTTCTCCGATTCAAGGAGTATGAATTTGTTTAATGCATTTTCAATTGCCCTGGCGACTGGAAGCACAGCCGTCCGAATCGCCTGTAGGTATACATCAGAAGACGGTTGATCCGAAAAAAGGCCTGTCGGAAGCCCGAAAAGCGAATACACTGCGTTATTATTAGCGACTTTGTTGTCAAACAGCTGGTTTTCCATAGCCGTTGTGCCAATTTCCTGAAAATCAAGGCCATCATTCAGCACTACCACGCTGTTATCCCCGGAAAACAGTTTTGCCCACGCCAGACGGAGAGCTTTAAGAATATCTTTGTCCAAATGCCTGCTGGACTTTAAAAATCCTCTTTTAGCGCCTGATCCGATGGTGCTGTGCTCATATCTCAGTGCCTTGAACATGGTGGAGAAAAGTGCCTGGTTCTCTTTAAGGATGCCGTGGCCTTCCATTCCATCATCACTGTTCCTGAGAATGCGTAAAATCTGGTAATCATAATAGCGATGCCCGTTAATCCAGTAATTAACCGCCTTGAAAACAGGATCCGAATTGGTTACAGGGGAAACATTTTCATAGGCAACATAGTTAATAGACTGAACTTTATTACTCTTCCAGTTCACGAAAGCATAACCGGCACCGTTTAACAGGTAATCTATTACCATTGCCCGCTTGAACTGCACTGCGTCCAAAGTATCACCGGTTTCTCGGTTCAGCAGCTGAGTGCGGTAGTCATCAATCTCTTCTTTCCCGCCGTCTTCCATCTTCCTATACAGCCTTACCGGCATTCCGGAAACGGCACCGGCAATAAACTGCAGGCAGGATGCCACAGCCGGAAGGGTTAAAGCTTCTTCCCTGGTGGCACGCATGTCGATATCTGCCTGGATAAGGTCAGCCAATCCTGCAGGCGTCTCAGCCGGATTTTCAAGAGATCGATTTTCGCGTTTAAAAAAATCTAGGAATCCCATAATCTCACCTCCTTTCTAAAACTGCGCGCCCCATGTCATAGGCGTGTTGAGCTTCACGTCTTGCTCTAGCAGGTACATGGCGTTGATGGTCGCAGCCACAATATCAATCTTTCCATTTGACTTCTTCTTGTTCACATATCCATTCATATTTGTGTCGTATACGCATTTCGCATTTTCAAAGTTAATCTCCACCATTTTGTTGGCCGCTTCGTAATGGAACTTCCCGTCCGCAATAAGCTCTGCCAGCCATTTAGTAGGGGAGTGGAGCACGCTGGAATGCTGTTTCACTTCCACAGTATCAATGCCGCCTTCTTCCCATTTCTGAGCTGAACTTAGACAGTTGTACCGGTCAAATCCCAGAGCCTTGACCTTGCAGCCATATCTTTCTTCCAGGCTGAACACATAATCTTCAACAACTTTGTAATCAATGGTCCTATCGCCACATGGCACAACGTAACCATCTGCAATGTATTCGGCATAAGGTACCCTTTCTGCCCTGGTCTTTTCCTCAATCCTGTCCGCCGGAATGAAAACCATGGGGATGCAGTCAACTACATCGGCTTTGGCATCGTAGGAAATCACACTGACCGCCGTATTATCGTTTGTCATGGAAAGGTCAACGCCTACATAGACGTCACGGCCATGCAGGTCGATGCCTTTAACCTTTCCCCGCCGCAAATCCGCCAATGAAATGTAGGATTCTCCGTCATATGTGCCGGATGCCATAATGTTGCAGTGCTTCGTGAGGAAATTCGTCTTTGTGGCTTCAATGTTCAGCGCCCTGGCATGCTTTTTCTTCAAATCATCCCAAATTTCCTGAATCTCGATGCCTGCAGGATTTCCCTGGGCCATTGCCAATGGATTAGTAATCCATTCCTTGGCAATTTCCGGATCCGGTTCATACAGCAACGAAAAAATCGCCTGATCCTCCACCTGTCCGTCAAGGACACGCTTCGAATAAGCGACTTCTGATTCAAATGGGTTATTTACTTTGGGATATTTGGTAGAAATGATGCAGCCCAGCTTGTTTTTGATGTTCAGCTGTCCGGATGCCATGGCCTCAATTGCGCTGTTATTTGGAAGAGCGCCAACTTCATCGGCTAGGAAGACGTTCGGCAGACGGCCATCAAACCTGTTTGCGGCATAAGCCAGCGGCGTGTAGGTGGTCTGTGTCAGTGTGCACTTGATGCAGTCACGAAGCAGCTTGAACCGCTTCAATCCATGCATGTCATAGTAGACAAGAGGGGAAACCGACAGCGTATTCTGTATGGCTTCCTTGACCTCTTTTGACAGTGCCCGGTCCGGTGCCACACTGAAAAACTGTGAAAATGGAGGTTCCGTAAGAAAAAGGATGATGAAAATGGTCGCTACCGTGTAGGTCTTGAAATTCTTTCTGCAGATTTCAAGGACCGCACGTTCATAGCGCCGTTTTTCCGGATCAGAGCGATACACTTCAGCCAGAACGGCTACATAGAATAGCCATTGATAGCTGACCGTGCATTCATAGAGTGGTTTACCGAATTGCAGACCGCGCGGCATGATTAAGAGCTTCAGAAGCCCGTCAATCTGCCGGCATTTGTGCTCATTGATGCAGAAATCAGGATTTTCCCCGTCTGCAACCTGTAGGAAGTCACGGCATTGCTTGATGACGTAGGTGGGAGGCTTATATATATCCTTTATTTCCGGAATGATGGCCATGCTTGTGAAATCTCCGGAAACAATAGCTTTGGCATAGCGATAGGCAGGATTGTTCTTAATGTACTCACTGGGCATGCCACGTCAGCCCTTTAATGCCTTCAGTAAAGGATCCTGCATGGCCTTGTTCTTAGGATCCTCTTCTTTTTTATTCCTGGCATCATCTAGCATCTTACTTAATGCCTGTGCTGTCTTGTTTGCACTGTCGGTCACTCTGTTATAGGAATTGATACCGGGATGGGTGTAAATATTGGCCCGGCCTTTGACATATTCCTTGGTAACAAGGACGCCGTCCTTTTCCAGGCTCTTCTGCAGCTCTTCCGCAAGCGCAACCTGCGTTGTATATCTCCGGAAGGTTGTCATAAAGAGGTAGTCATCAGTCAGCCCATAGGCATCGGCCGTTTCAAGCATCTCTTTCGCCATTCTATTTAGTTTTGTCTGAGTGATTTTATAGTTTGGCATTATAAATCCTTCCAAAAAACGCCTGAGAAATCAAAGTTTGTGTGTTTTGAGGTAGGGCAGTAGGGTCTAGGGTTCGCCCCTTTCCTCTCGACTCACAAGCCGGGGGGATGTTTTTGCCATTGCCCGCAGGCTATCGGCTGGGATGAGCCCATGCTCTGCCTCATCATGATGCTTGCTGCAAAGTGAAATTAAATTATTCTCGTCGAGCCGTTGTTCAAAGTCCTTTCCAAGCGGCGTGATATGATGCACCGACAACCCTTTATTGTTGATTCGATGATCTGCATCAAAACAAACACGGCAGAGATTATGATCTCGGTTTAACACTTCCGATCTCTTCTTCTGCCATGTTGCTGTTGATCTAAAGCGTTCAATCTGCCCGCGTCGCTTCGGATACCACTTACGCTTCGGCTTCTTTGGACACTCATACCACACGGGATGCATCCGGCCACAGTAGGGGCAAGACTTTAGCATAGGGCGTCACTCCAATCAATAGCACAAATAAAAAAGCCGTGCCAGAAGGCACAGCTCTTGTCTGTTCATTTTTTGATGATACCAGTATAGCACAGGTTTCCTGCTTTTTCCGTACATAAATCATTCACGAATCTGCACTTTTCTGTCACGTTTCTGCTAAATTCGTTCACAAATCTGCTAAATTCTGTCACGAACCCGGTTCTTCTTTGAAGAATACGATGCTTGAAGGCTGCAAAGGGATGGCGTCCGGTCCGAACATCATTAGCGTCAGCTTCTCTAGTGCGATGCCTGCCCGCTTTCGGCAAAAGCCGATGCTGCAATTTGCATCCCTTGCTGTTCCTTCCCATGAGACCTTGTCAATATATCTGTCCACGAGAATGGTCTTGTCTTCATGAGCTATATCTGCGATGGCATCCAGCGACTGATCAATCCGATTCATTATCGGTTCAAGGCGCTGCAGTTCCGCAGCGTATCGTTCTCGCTTGCGCTGGAGTTCTTCGTTTCGCATGTAGATGCGTTCCTCCTGACTCATGGATTCACCGCCACCACATCCGCCAGTTGGAGAGAAGGAAGGCGTAGCCGGCGCAGCTTCCTGTTCCAGCATCGCGTCGCAGTCTGCAATATCTTTCTTCAGATTCTTAATATACTGACTGAACTCCCTGTATCGGAACAGGTACTCGCGCACGGCATTAATATAATCGTTGTGGTGCATCTAACCATCCTCCCGTCATCAATTAATACATGGCAGCATGAATGCTGCCATGTATGTCACTCCTTTTCCTCCTGGACCGTCACTTTCAAGAATCCGTCGCCCTGGGCTGCATAGTACTTCCTACACGAGACCGCAATAACCTGCTTGTCGTCAGCATAAGCCGTCCGGTTGAGAGCGTCCATGACTGCCTTCAGCACATTGTCCACATCCGGTTTCTTTGCCGGCCTAAGAATGTTATTCTGGCAGAAGACCCTCTTTCCCTTTGTGTAAGACTTCGGAATCTTGAAATAGGCTGTCACATGAATCGCAACGTAGCAGTCTTCAGGAATTTGTTGTCCGCCTGCCTCAATGTAAGCGTCCCTGATTTGCCGTTCATACTTGACCGTCTTTGTCGGTGTATAAACTGTCCCGCTTTTCTGGCTGAACCGCGGCCTTGCTTTTCCTTGCGGGTCCCCTTCTACAATGAATTCCATACCAACCTCCCCTTATTTCTGAATCAGCAGCCATTCCAGGAACGTCATATGTTCTTTGAGCTGCCCCGTATCGTACACATACCATTCGATTCCAAGCCCTACGGCAGACAGCAAAAGAAATTCGTATCCGTTTTCATATAAAATTCTTCTCACATCCTCATCGCCTTTCTGAAAGAATCTTCACATTCCGGGCGGCGATTCTCCTGGCAGGCTCGCTCATCGTTGCACTTGCGGACCCGCTGCCCGAATTCGTCATACATCCAGTGCCATTGGCCCGGACGGAGAGGCGCCCCACAGTATGCGCAGCGCCCCTCGAAACGGGATAACCCTAGCTTTTCCTTCAGTTCCTCCTCCCATGACAACGTCAGCATCCTTGATTTCTTCCGTTTGTTTCTTCGGCCGCCCATCAGTCCCTCCATCTCCCGCTCATAAAAACAAGGCAGAGGATGACGCAGGCACTGCAGCCACCGATGATGGAAGAGACTAGCGCGATTGCAACTTCTCTCATTGGATTGCCTCCTTAAAACGGAACTTCTTCATCGAACTGCATCGGTTGAGCTTCCCAGGATGATTTCGCCCGCCCGTCTCCAAAGGAATCCATAGGAGACTGATCATGACGTTCCTTCTTCTCGACAAATTCAACAGTGCTGACAGAAATGTTTGTCGTGTAGCGTTTATTGCCATTTTTGTCGGTGTAGCTGCCCGTTTGAATCCGGCCCTGAACAATAAGCCTCTGTCCCTTTGACACATAGGTGCAGACGACTTCGGCCGTCTTTCCAAAGGCAACGCAGTTGATAAAGTCCGTTTCTTTTTCCCCTTTTGGGCCTTTTGTACTCCGGTCAACGGCAAGGGTAAAACTAGCGACTGACTGTCCGCTCTGCGTCGTCCTAGCTTCTGGGTCCCTGGTCAGCCTCCCCATCAGATTAACATTATTCATGTTTCGTCCTCCTTTTGAAACGGGCATTCCCCGTATTCAATGTCACAATATGAAAATGAATGCCATACTACTCCTCTGTAGACTTCCTCAATCTTGCACCTAGCATGAGTGCAGCTGTAACACTCCGGTCGAAGACCTCCGAATCTTCTTTCATCGGCCTTCAGCTCTACATCATTGGTCATTTCGGAGCCTTCTCTCTTTGTTCGTAAACAGTCTTGAATTGCTTCGCAAGGTTTGCAATGTAATCCCTAATGATTCTTTCAATCATCACTATTTTGATATCAGTGCGGCGCCCAAAAAGTCGGAACGCCTTCACAACCTGTTTTCTCCTCAAACGTCTTCTTTTCTCCATATCCATGCCCCTCCTATCGGTAAATCTTCCCCGTTCTTTTGTTCTTCAGAACAATCCTTTCAATCACGTCAAATCCGGCGTCGCCCAGGATACATTTTGCTCTCTTCAGTGCTTTTTCCATGCGCGCAGCATCGGCAGCGTTCTGCTTATCGACTTCTTCTTTGCAAATCTTTTTGAGTGCGTTCCCTGGCGTAGGGTCCGCATAGCCTTCCTGGTTCTTCATGATGTCACTATTCATTCCGCACCGCCAATCGCTGGTTCTTCCCCGAAATCAAGAGCCCATAAGGGCTGACCATTTCGAAGATTCGACTCCCAAGAGCTTCATCCACAACCGTGATGTCATTCACGCTGTACTCGCTCGAAAAGATTGTCGTCAGATGATTGAGGTAGCGAGCATTGATGATGTCGAAGATAATCCTCAGTTCTTCCCTATCGACATCAACGAGATGTCCGTTTTGAACCTTTCCTGCCAACTTGAAGAGATCATCGATGAAAAGGTTCTGACACGTCTTCCATTTTTCCATGGCCCGGTCGTAATCTTCCACATAGCTTCTAGCCGCCTTGACTAAGTTCGGCATCTCGGAGCGGTAAGAAAAATAATAGTGCGGCTCGTGCTTATCCACGGTGAGCCCATGGCAGACCGCAATGCAGATATGGGTTTTACCCATCCCGCTTTTACCAAAAACCCCAAAGCCAGGGCCTCCTTTAACATGCTCCTTCAGATATGAGGTTGCCATGGCCTTCATCCGTTTTGCTGTATCGCTTCTGGTGCCATCGAAGGCATCCAGTGTGTATCGCTCATAATCTTTCGGACTAACGCCGGACTTCGCAAGCCGGCGAACAACTTGCCGGCGCTCCCAGCAATCTGGGCAATGCCCCATTGCCTCATGGTCCCCGTCTCTTACAAGGACCCATCCTGTGGCATCGCAGCGCTTGCACACGATGCCATCTGCCGGAATCTCAGGTGCCTTTTCATGTACTGCCGTCCGATTTTTCATTGTCTTCTTAACACGTTCCATCATTTGCTTGATATAGTCTTCCATCATTGCCTCCTTCAGAACGGAATGTTCTTGATTTCTTCCGGAATGTCTTGGTCTTGACGTGGTGAACTGCCGTCCGCTTCGTCATACCCATCCTGCTGCCATCTTCTCAGTATTCCTGCAATGTACTTGATAGTTCTCTTTTTTCGTAGGACAGCCCGGTCAATGGCCTTGATGCACATTCCCGGCCCATACTCATCAACTAGTGACTGCAACATATCCGCCTCAATCCCACTTTGCAGTGGATGGATTTTATTTTGATAGCTTTCAATTGCAATTTTTGTTTCGTCGGGTTCGCCAGCGTCTTTAGTCTTATATATATGTCTATGTCTATGTCTAGGTATGTGTTCACTTAGTTGCCCATTTAGTTGTTCATTTTGAACAGCAACTTCATTTTGTTGTTCACTTAGTTGCCCATTTAGTTGTTCATTTTGAACAGCAACTTCATTTTGTTGTTCACTTAGTTGCCCATTTAGTTGTTCATTTTGAATAGCAACTTCATTTTGTTGTTCAAATCGACCAGCTAAAATTTTCGAGATAGGTGTCAGCTGATATAAAGCTGACTGTCTTCCAGAACGATGAATAACTTTAATCAATCCTGCTGCTTCAAGTCTTTCACGAGCCCGTTGAATTGTTGTTGCCCCGAGGTGGGTATCTGCCTCTAATGCAGCCAGTGCCAGGTTGAACTTTCTCTTCCATCCGGTTCTGTTGCAGAAATGCATAAGCGAATACCACAGAAGGATTGCAGACGCAGGAAGATCATTCACCTGGAGCCAACTGTGGAAGGCGTTGATTTCGTCGATATACTTAATATCTATTCTTCCCTTTCCCATGCGCCTTCATCCTCCTTCAAGTAGGAAGCCCGACCGGAGTTTCCTCCGGCAGGGCCGCCCTGTTTGCTTACTTCTTATCATTGCTGAAGAGTTGTCCCTGGGCCCGTTCTCCCAGGATAAATTTCTCTGCCTCGTCCTGGACAAGTCTCAGCTGATCGACGGTGCTAGGAAAGAAGAAATACTTTTCGTCGATGTCAACTTCTGAATCAATCGGCTCCTGCTTCTGAGGGGTTCTGATGCCAACGGACGTTTTTCCCAGTGGCAGGGTAAAATCAGCATCGATGACAGCGCTCATCTTACCTTGTCCATCGTAGCCAAATTTGACGTTCTTAGGATGGACGCGTTCTTCGACTCCGTTATAGTCAATTTCGAGCAGGCTTGCGACATGACTGCAGAGCCCGTGCATGGCCTCGTAGAATTCCGGCCGTGCTTTTTCTGCAGAAACAAGGGTATAGGATTCAACTCGTCCATCTTTCACGATGTCATAAGCGATTTTAATTTTCTTCGATGATACTTGCACCTGGTTAATAACGTGATAGTTATTTGTTCTTTGGCTGTATGCAATTGACGGATTCATAGTTAGTCCTCCTATTCAATGAAGACGGGTTTCCCCGTTAACTTTTGGATGCGCGTCTGGAAGGCATGCGGGTCGGCATTTTCTTTGCTCATATGGATTAGATGGATTTCCTTCAGGTTGTCGAAAGCTCCGGCATGAAGCCCTTGCCAGAGCCACACCACTAGGGAATCAATCCCGAGATGCGTGTTGATAATTCTCCGCCTTCTAGGGCCGACATCCCCATTTTCGATATAGTTTTCATTAAGAACGTCCATGCTGTAATTGGCTTCCACCATGATTTTCGTAAGCCCTTTAATCTGGTAAGGGATGTATTGAGTATCGGTGGCAAAGAGCAACGCATCGACGCCATCTCTGATGACAAACATCTTTGGCTCCGCAGCATCGTGGACTGCCGTCAGAGGCAGCACATGGAAGTCACCGATTTTCCTCCAGACCCTCTCTATTAAAACGTACTCGGGCCAGTTTCGTGCCCGCGCATTAAGTGATAGAAAGGTTCCCTCACTTGCGTAGACCTTAATTCCATGCTGAATAAGCGCATCAACGGAAAGGCTGTGGTCTTTATGTTCGTGAGAGACAAGGCATCCGCATACCTTAGAAAAGTTAAAATTCATTCCTTCAGCAATCCGCTGCCATGGAATGCCGCACTCAACCATCAGTCGAGAGCCAGAGTCAGCAGTAAGGACATAGCAGTTACCGGAGCTGCCTGTCGCCAGTGTCCTGATTTCCATGGCTAAAACTCCATGTTCATCATTTCTTCAGTAGCTGCAGCGCTTTCGCGGTTGCCAGCAGGGACCTTTTCGGCCTGCACCGGTGCTTCGATACGCACAGGCATATCCACATTTGTGGATTGAGGGATGGCAGCCTTTGGCGCATTGAGGTCAATGACCTCTCCCGTCTCCTGGTTAATGAGGATATTTTCCTGGGCTTCTGCGTCCGCCTGTTCCTGGTCAAGGAGCTGAGATGCCCGATACGTGCTATCAATCTTGGACGGGTCTTTAGGCACCGCCTTCGCAGCTGCAATGTAGAGGGTCTTCAAGGCCATTTGTTCGTACCACTCATTCCAGATTTTTTGCGCCATTGCTTTGGCTTTATGCTTATCGATCTCTTGCTTGGACATGACAACCAGTTTGTTTTGCAGATGATTTTCATAAGTGATGTAGGCAAAGCCGCCGACAATCTTACCGCGGTCGACGAACACATTTTTCGGCGGATTGAATTCAAACGTATCATAGGGATGATTTTGGTCCTTAAAGTGTGGGCAAAATTCGTCGTTTTCGTAGACCAAATGAGCATCAATATCAATCACGGTTCCAGCAGCATACTTCTTAGCCTCGAACACATAGCCCTTGTACCCTTTCTGAATGGTGAATCGGAGCTTCCCGCCGACCTTGTTATCTTTACGGGCAACGGGGTAAAGCATTGCTTCGGAACGCATATCAAATCCCATCTGAGCACGGACCATCAAATCCTGGGCGAGCTTGTAGTCCACAATAATATCATTCCAGGAGATGTTGTTCTCTGTAAGGTAGTGGTCCATGGCCACGAAGTAGCCCTGGATGAGTTCTCGCTGTTCCGGAGTCACGGAGAAGTCTGCTTCTCTGAGAATTTTTGCCACAAAGTTTTCCGAAACGGCTGTGCTGAGGCGATTTGTTTTAGTCATTGTCCTTCTCCCTTTCTACTCTTAACGTTTTATCTTCATCCGAAACGACAAGCCTAATCAGCTGCGCCGGAATCGAATTGAGTTTGGTCACACTTTCTGCATTATCAACGAAGATTGGTGCCGTGACCTCGTATTTGCGGATGAGGGCCTTGATGATTTCAAGCCCGACGTTGATGCGGGCCCCGGTATTAAGGTCCTTGTAGGGAACTCCGTGATAAGAAGTCTCGCAGCACTCCTCGATGCCTTCATTCGTTATATTTGGACGGAACAGAACGAACTGTACGTTCGGGATTTTCTCCGCCAGTCTTTCGGAGACGAGGTCGGTCTTCGTGCGGATAAATTTTTCGCAGATGTAGAGCTGGCGTTCAAGGTCAATGAGGCGTTTGGACAATTCATCTTCGTTCTTCAGCAATTCTCCGATGCGAGCGTTGAGCGCATTATTGTTATCTGCTTTTGCAATAATCATTTGCGCCTCCCCGAGCTTTTCCTGGAGTCCTTCAATCTGTCCATCAATTTCCAAATCGGCGGCAGTCTCGTTCGGATGCTCAATATGAGCCTTGAGGCTCATGGCCTCCTGGATAAGTCTGGTTTCTTCTTCGTTCGGTGCCGGCGTTTTTCGCGTTTCCTTGTCCTCTCGAATGGCCGTGAGCGTATCTTTGAGTTGCCCTAATCGCTGAGCGGATGCTTCAATCTCTGCCTGTAGTTCGTTCAAGGAAGCTGTCAGTTCTTCGAGCTTTTGCTTTTTTGCTTTCCCCTGAGAATTGATTTCCTTCAGCTTTTCTGCCTTTTCGGAATTGAAGGCAGCCTCTTTCTCAGCCATGGCGTTCTTCGCTTGTTCGATACGGTCCTCCGGCAGCGTTTGGCCACATGTCGGGCAAACCGTTTCAATAGACGGAGAAACGAAAGTTTTGTCAAAGGCTTTCCTGAAGTCATTTCTCAGGTCGCTGATGGACTGTGTGAGCCGGTCAGCATCTGCGCTCATCGTATCCCGCTTTGACATGAGAGCATCCAGCGACGCCTGGGCTTTAGAGACTGCGCGACTTGCTTCGATTTCCTTTTCCATAAGTTCGGAAATCGCCTTCTGATATACGTTATTTCTTGCTGTCTTCAGCTCGGAGATTTTAGCGTTCACGTCTGCCAGTCGTTCCCGGTCTTTCACGCTTTGGTCCATGGCCGATTCTTCGAGCTTTTTCTTCCGTAGTGCTTCGATTTGGGCCGAAACCCTCTTGGCATCAATCCTTGCATCGCTGACGCTTTCGCGGCTAATATCGACAAGCCCGTTCCGGCATTCATCGACGCGGGGTCCGATTTCGTCTTTCTTTTTGGCGGTTTCCCTAATGGCAGCACGGACGCCTTTTTTCGTTTCATCAATGGAACGCCCGGCTGCCAGCTGAAGGACCTCTGCCAGGTCGGAATCGCTTTTCACAACGTCTTCATCTGTGACATCACCGCAGAGCTGCATGAGGATTTCCCTGCGCTCCTGCCAGGACAAATGGCCATTAAAAAAGAGCGGGTCCGTGATGAGCTTGAACAGCTTCTCCGGGATCAAGTTGCTAATGGCAGCGGAATATTGGCTCGCGCTGATAGGCGTTGCACTGCCAGCTGGGCCATAGCTATACTCTGTGGAGTTCCCAACCATAACAGCTTCGGCCGCACCACGCTGTTTGCGCCACCGTTCCTTATAGGTTCTGGTGAGCTGCAGCTTTTGCCCGCTGTGTTCGATAATGGCCGAAACACAATGGTCAATACGCGGGATTACGTTCCCGTTCGTGTCGAGCGTCTTGATACCGAAGTTTTTTTCATCGTGACTGTTCTTGCCAAAGAGGAGCCACGTAAAAGCATCGAAGACTGTGCTTTTCCCGGTTCCGTTAGTTCCGCAGACACTGACGTTCTTTCCATCGGCTTCCAGGATAAACCCCTTGATGCCTTTGAAGTTCTGAAGAGTCAAAGATATAAGTTTCATGGTTAGTCCTCCTATGCTATAATGGAGGCGAAACCTGTCCAAATGTTTCGCCTTTGAGGTCCTTGTGCTCCAACACGAGGGCCTCATTCTTTTTGTAACTTACTAATCATTCTTGTCAGTCTTTCGGTAATTTCGCGTAAAGTATCAAGAGACGCTACAAGGGATTCTTTAGTTTTTTTAAGCCGCTTTAGTCGCCTCAGCTCTTTCTTTTTGGCAGCCGCTTTTTGACTATTTCTTCTCTCCCTTTCTTTACGTACGAGTGCGCTGCACCTTATACAGTATCGTTTCTTATAGCTAGGAATAGGGACCCCGCAACGTACGCAAATGTGTTTTGGATCTAATTCCAAATCAGCAGGAATAAAAGGCATAGCTGGCACAATTTCTAGCGATTTTGCAACGGCGATGGGCTGTCGATGATATTTGATTACTCCATCAAGACTAACTTCTGGTGGCGTCTGAAACCATCGTTTATATTCGGCTCCATGGAAATATTCCAGGGCAACGCCATCCTTCGGGTCCTTTTCTAACCGCTTTAGGTTGTCCAGGGCGACCATTTTGGCAGTTAGCACTGCCCGCTGCCATTCATCCCTAGTCATTTCGCTTGACCCGGATTGTCAGAATCTGCCCAGGACGGATTTCTCCTGCCTTCTCAATGTTGTTCTCTGACTGGGTTCTGTAGATGATGTCTCTGACGTCCTCTCGATTGCCGTTGACCCGTTCGCAGATGTCCCACAGAGTGTCCCCCTGTCTCACAAGCCTCTGATACGTGTCATATTCCGGTTCCGACTGTCCTAGCGCTCCGCATGCCCCTAATGCCAAAAACAGCAAGACCAGGATGGCAGCAGCGCGTTTCCTACGAAGTCTCCTCATATCATTCATCTCCTTTCTCCTGGGATAGCCATGCCTCAAATTCCGCTTGGTGCTCAACTACATACGTCGCTATGTAGTCAATGAGCTGGTCCATAAAATAACCCCCTTTAAGAATTACGATATTTCGGTTTTCCGAAATTCACAGGTAAAAAAAAGAAGAGTCACTTCGTCCGCAGACAACGGTTTACTTAAAGAATAGTTTGCTGTTTTGTAAATTTCCTCTTGCGTGAAGGGGCTTTTACCGCTCAACCGTTCGTAAAGCGTTGTTGCAGAAATGCCCAGAAAATCAGCATATTTAGCCAGCGTTTTAAAATGTTCGCGGATGAATCCTCTTAAATATGCATAGTTGAAGGACACCTTTGCTACCGTCTTCATACTTCTTCACCTCCTTTAAACGTATTTCGGTTAGTCGAAATCCGTTGACTGAATCATACCACGCAGGGGAACAACTGTCAACGGTTTTCCGAAAAACTATATGCCATTTCTGTTGATTTTCTTCGGAAAATCGTATATTATAAGAGCAACGATATTAGTTTGGTTGTTTAGTGAAGAGGAAGGCATTATGAATAGTACATTGATTAATCGAATAAAAAAGTCCCTCGAAGACAAAAACATGACCAAAGCAGAATTGGCACGAATTACCGGAATCAGCAATTCATCTTTGTCCGAATATCTAACTGGCAAGTATGAGCCAAAGCAGGATAAGATTGCGCTAATCGCAAGAGCGTTAAATGTAAGTCCAGCGTGGCTAATGGGCTTTGACGATACTTTGTCTGCAAAGGAAGAGCGTGAAATTGAATCTGACCTGGAAGACATGATGAACTCCGTCGCTGCAGCTGCCTATGAAGATGGTTCTGATTTAGAAGACATCGAGGCATTCAAAGCAACCATCAAAGCTGCGATGATCCAGGCTAAGAAGATTGCGAAGAAAAAGTACACTCCGAAGAAGTACCGGAAGGATTGACGTTCATGGATATACAGCGGAAAGTGCGCCAGCTCATCCGCCGATACAAGACTGATAGCCCGTTTCAATTGGCCGCATGCAAAGGCATTCGTGTCATCTACGGAGACTTGGGCGGGAAGTATGGCAATTATCTCAAATATAAGAGGTCGAAGTTCATCATCATCGACGACAAAAGGACGCCTCCGGATATGATCGATTTTGTTTGCGCGCATGAGCTAGGACATGCATTGTGCACTCCAGACGACAACACGCAGTGGCTGAAGACATACACCATGAGCATCAATGCGGATAGGGTCGAACATACAGCCAATGAATTTGCCGTTGAGTTGCTTCTCAATGACGGATATTTGTCGGAGCACGATGATTGTTCCGTTTATAAACTAGCCGAATGCCGTGGCGTCCCGCGGCAGTTCATTCAACTCAAGAAAAGGAAGTAGGGATAACTATGGGCGGATTTATTTTTCTGGTTCTCGTCATTGCATTTTGGTACTACCGGCACAAGAAAAAGGCTGCGTTAGAAGCTGCGCTCGAAAAGGAAGCTCCTATGGCGAAGAGTGAGCTGCAGAGGTTTAGGCTTCCTGTCGCCAACGGATTTGCGCGCATGTCGCTCCCCGTGACAAATCGTTACAACCTCCCCGTTGATGGCTTCGTTGCCTTCGACGTTGAGACCGCAAACGAACAGCCTTATTCCATCTGTAGTATTTCTGCCGTAAAGGTCCAGGGAAGCAGCATTGTGGATGTCATTACCTCATTGATTAAACCTCCAGAAACTCGGTTTACCAATACCAGGATTCACGGCATTACTTGGGGAAAAGTCCGGAATGCTCCGACGTTTAAGGAATACTACGAATCGACGTTCCACGACTTTATAAAAGGCTATGTCCTCGTTGCCCACAATGCCCAGTTCGACATGGGATGCCTCCTTCATGTAGCAGAAACGGAAGGAATCTCCCTGGATAAGCCATTGCTCTTTGCAGATTCCCTGCAGAGCGCACGCTATGTCTATCGGGATTTGCCGAACCATAAGCTGGATACGATATGCCGGCACCTGGGTATCAGATTAGATCATCACGACTCCTGTTCTGACGCTAGGGCTTGCGCACAAATCATGCGAGATTGCATTCAAAAAGGAGCCGACCCTATTATCAAGTCGCTCTTCGGTTCTTCCCAAGACTTATTTGTAAAAAGCGTCTTGAGACGGGCAAGGCTGACATGCGGAGGGATGTGCTATGAGGCCCTTTATGCAGAAAAGCCAGAAGGATACACGGAGGCTGATTTCATTCGCGACTTTGTGGACCCAGGGAAGTACGCAAAGCTGAAGGATGTTTCCTACGAAATTCAACTGAATAAACTGCGCAAGCCGGAGTTAAAGAAGATTCTTGAGGATGCAGGAATTCCATCGAAAGGGCTAAAGAAGGACCTCATTGCCATCATTATCGAAAATGGGCTTGCACCGGCTCTTCCCGAAGGATTCAGTCACGTCTATCGGCTTGAAGATACAAAATAAAAAAATCCCCCACCGTGCTAGAATACGATGAGGGACGCGCAGCAGGTATTACCAGTACCATGCTGCAGTATAATCTACCCACTCAGGAGGTCGACTACATATTCTATTATAGCATTTCGGCCCCCTTTCGCATAGAAGGAGGCTATTCTTATGCCAAAAAACACCATTGATAACACAGCAAAGGCCGTTATTTATGCCCGCTACTCTTCTGACCGTCAACGCGAAGAATCCATTGAAGGGCAGCTTCGTGTCTGTGAAGACTTCGCTAAAAGAAACGGCATGACCATCCTGCATACTTATGCGGACCGTGCCATGACTGGCCGCTCTGATCAGCGGCCGGAGTTCCAGATGATGATCCGCGACGCCGCCACCATGGCCTTCGATGTCGTCCTGGTGTATAAGCTGAACCGCTTTGCCCGGAACCGCTACGACAGCGCGAAATATAAACACAAGCTGAAAAAGTACGGTATCAAAGTTGTTTCAGCCATGGAAAATATTGCGGATGACCCGTCCGGCATTCTGCTGGAATCCGTCATTGAAGGTATGGCAGAATACTATTCCGCAGAACTCGCCGAAAACGTTATGCGTGGCATGACCGAAAATGCACTGGAAGGGAAGTGGCCTGGCGGCGTCGTCCCCCTTGGCTACAAGTTAGATGAACAACATCACCTTGTTATTGACGGGCCAAAAGCAGAAGTCGTCCGGCTTATTTATCAGATGGCACTGGAAGGGCACAATCAGAAATACATCATCGACGAGCTGAACCGGCGCCATTACACCAATTCAGCCGGAGGCCCGTTCTCTTACAATACGCTGCGTACCATTCTGAGAAACGAAAAGTATATAGGAGTGTTCACCTGGGGAACTGTGCGCATGGAGAATGCCTGCCCTGCTATTCTGGATAAAGCCACATTTGAAGCCGTGCAAGAGCATCTAAAGTTCCGGACAAAACATCACATCCGGTCCTGCAATGAAGACTTCCTGCTGACAGGCAAATTGTTTTGTGGATGCTGCCACAGCAAGATGGTTGGCGTGTCTGGAACCTCCAAGACCGGTGCTATCTATTATTACTATGCCTGTGCCGCTCATCTCAAAAAGAAATGTAAGACCAGGAACATCCGGAAAGATGCTATAGAAGACCTTGTATGTGAAGTGACAACGCGGATTCTCTCCAGTAAAGAAGCAGTGGAAGCCATCGCCCGGCAGGCCATAGAGATGCAAAAGAATAAAAAAGACTCCCTGGAACTCCAGGCAATCAAGAACCAGATCGCAGACATCAACAAGAAGCTCCAGAACTGCGTCAAGGCGGTTGAGAACGGCCTTATCTCTGATACCATAACAAATCATATCAACGAATACGAAAAAGAGCTTACACGGCTAAAAGACGATGCCGCACGGGTAAAACTGCTGGATGGCGATATCGAACTGACTCAGCAACACATTGAATTCTTTTTCTGGTCCATTGCGCAAAAAATAAAAGCTGCGGACAAGTACAAGAGCATCCTGCTCTCATCCATCGTCCGCAGCGTAATCGTATATAAGGACTATATCGAAATCCAGTATAACTATAAAAACGAACTCCCCATCTTACAGAATCCTGTAAAAGTGGAGAGTTCGTATCTCAATCAAATGGTGATCCACCCGGGATTCGAACCCGGGACACCCTGATTAAAAGTCAGGTGCTCTACCAACTGAGCTAGTGAATCAAATGGCTGGGGCAGCTGGACTCGAACCAACGCATGCGGGAGTCAAAGTCCCGTGCCTTACCGACTTGGCTATGCCCCAATAAGCCCAAAAAAAGTGGGGTGGCTAGTGAGGATCGAACTCACGCGTGCCGGAGCCACAATCCGGTGTGTTAACCGCTTCACCATAGCCACCATGTCGTACTTATCAGCGACTTTGTCATTTTACCACATCTTATAGGGTGTGTCAACAAAATTGTAAAAGGAAAAACAGGGCGGCAAAGGGAGCCTTCCGGCAACAGCCCATCTTTTAGACTGCGGT